TGTGTAGGGGAAAACAACTCCGTCAGTTGCTATTAAGGGTTTCAGAATGCCAGGCACGTTTGCGTTCTTATAAAGATAATAAGCATCATCGCCTAGTTTCATTCTTACACGCCAATCAGCGGCGGCATTGATGAAACCGTCTGTGTTAGTAGTTTCTGTCACGTAGTGGTTCTCCGTTTATTCTTATGCTCATATTCATGTATGATAAATAGTTTGCTACATGATATATTTATCGAAACCAAAAAACCGCATTTTTTTACCCGTTACACTTGCTTTCATCGTTAGCAATGCGTATACTTCTTGTATACCAATCTTGCAATAAGATTAACAACAACAAAGAGGAACTTTAATGGCAGTTGCAAAAAAACCAGTTAACTATTTAAATAACAAAGACATACTAAAAGAAATTCACGCAAGCAAAACTTCATATTGCTCGTTTACAAAAAAGGAATATCATCAATATGACATGATCATTGATGTCACTCCAGAGACTCCATTAGAGAAGTCTCTGCCCATGTGTCTTAAGAAAACAAATATACAACAAGCAAAAGAAAATAAAGCGGCTAGGTTATCAGCAGAGCAAGGCCTGACAGGACAAAACAAAATTGACCCAAAGACTATTGAAACCGACGGATTAATTTTTAGGGTAATGACCTGGGATCATATTCCATTGTCTAAAAAACAACCTAGAAAGGTTGTCAAAAAGAAAACAGTAGTAGACATTATTGATTTTGAAGATGAGTTAGATCCAGCAGACAACTTGTTTGATGATTTAGAAGACAAGAAAACAAAGAAGGAAATCGATGATTTAGTCCATGTTAAAGTTAATTTTCCTCCTTTTCAACATTATCGTTTAGATGCAGAAACTAACTCTTTAGTGTTAGTTGGCAAATCGCACTGGAAAGGTGGAGTCAAAACTGGTGAGTTTACTACTAAAGCAGGTAACATCACTGACAAACTAGCACGTATGTATATTATGTTATGTGAAAAGTACGCCATGAAATTCAATTGGCGCGGTTACACATACAACGATGAAATGCGACAAAGTGCTATTCTTCAGTTGACTTATGTAGGCTTGAGATTTAATGAAGCCAAGTCAGCAAATCCATTCGCATATTATACTGCGGCAATTACAAATAGTTTCTGTAGAGTTCTTAACTCTGAAAAACGCAACCAAAATATCAGAGACGATATTTTAGAAATGAACGGGTTGAATCCTTCATTTACTAGACAAATGTCTGGTATGAGTTTTGACAGTGCTACCAATCTAGCAGAGCAGGCAGAATATTAATTTATCCGTTTTGTTTGTATTACGTTCTATTGTAAGTTACAATATAGTATTAATATGGGTAAGTAGTTATGGCTAATCTTTTTGATAAAGCGGCAGTTTTTACAGACATACACTTTGGTTTAAAAAGTAACAGTTTGGTTCATAACCAAGATTGTTCTAATTTTGTTGACTGGTTTATAGAAAAAGCAAAAGAGAACGATTGTGAGACATGTTTCTTTTTAGGTGACTGGAATCATCATAGATCCAGTATCAACATGCACACTATGCAGTTTGGTCTCAAAGCATTAGAGAAACTAAATGATGCATTTAACAAAGTGTATTTTATTCCGGGCAATCATGACCTTTATTATAGAGACAAAAGAGACATTCACTCAGTAGAATGGGCTACCCATTTACCAAACATTACAATTGTTAATGATTGGTTCGAAGAGGGAGATTGTGTTATTGCCCCGTGGTTAGTCAATGATGATTACAAGCAACTTAAAAAGAAAAAAGGCAAATATCTTTTTGGTCATTTAGAATTGCCCTATTTCTATATGAATGCTATGATCGAAATGCCGGATCACGGAGAACTTAACACCGATTATCTATCACAGTTTGAATGGGCATTCTCTGGTCACTTTCATAAAAGACAATCACGCAAAAACGTTTGGTACATAGGTAATGCTTTCCCACACAACTATGCAGACGCAGGTGACGATGCCAGAGGTATGATGATTTTAGAGTGGGACAAAGAACCTGAATTTCATTCATGGCCAAATCAACCCAAATATAGAGTATACAAATTAAGTGAGGTTTTGGATAACCCAGAAGGCTTGCTTTTACCTGACAGTCATGTTAGAGTTCATTTAGATATTGACATTTCTTATGAAGAAGCCAACTTTATTAGAGAAACGTTAATACCAAAACACCAGTTGCGAGAAATGGCATTGATTCCGATTAAGTCAGATGAACATGCTAATGATCTTGCACCTGGTGAACTATCATTTGAAAGTGTGGATAGCATTATCATTGATCAAATTAAAAACATAGAAAGTGAATTCTATGATAAAGGTGTGCTATTAGAGATATATCAAAGCCTATGATACAACTAAAGAATATTACACTAAGAAATTTTTTAAGTGTTGGGTCGGTTACACAAGCAATCGACCTGCACAACCAAGAACTTACCCTTATATTAGGTGAGAACTTAGACTTAGGTGGAGACGGTGCAAGAAACGGCACAGGTAAAACTACACTAATTCAAGCCATTAGTTATGCACTATATGGTACTGCCTTAAACAACATCAAACAAAACAATCTTATTAATAGAACTAACGGTAAAGGCATGTTAGTGACATTAGATTTTGTTGTTAACGGTATAGAATATCGTATTGAACGTGGTCGTAAACCACACAGTTTAAAATTCTTTATTAATGGTCACAATAACGAAGAAGATAATGAAGCCCAAGGTGAAAACAAAGAAACACAGGGTGTTATAGACAAGATTATTAATATTTCTCCTACAATGTTTAGAAACATTGTAGCACTAAACACATATAGTCAACCATTCTTAAGCATGACTCAAGGACAACAGCGTGATGTTATTGAGCAGTTGTTGGGTATTACATTATTGTCTGAAAAAGCAGAACAAATTAAGATTAAAATTAAAGCAAATAAAGAAGATTTGCAACAAGAAGAATTTAAAATCAAAGCCATAGAAGAAGCAAACAAAAGAATACATGAACAAATTGATTCTTTAGTTAAACGTGCTAAACTATGGGATGCCAAGAAAAATGAAGATATTTTAAAGTTAAAAGAAGAACTAGAAGTACTCAAAACTTTGGATATTGAAGCCGAATTACTTGGCCACAAAGAACTTAGTACATACAATCAACGTAAGAAAGAACACGAAGATATCGATAAAACGATGCAAAGAACTAGGTCAGATTTAGATAAAGAATCTAAATCTGTTACTAAATTAGAAAAAGAAATTGAGACATTACGTACTAATAAATGTTATGCTTGTGGTCAAGATTTCCACGATGATAGTCATGCTAACATATTGGTAGACAAAGAAAAATTACTAGAAGAAGCCAATGAACGCACAGTTGATTTAGCAGAATTTTATGTCGAATGTGAAAAAGAAAAAGAAAAGATCGGGGATATCGGGTCTTTGCCAAAACTATATTATGATACAGAACAAGAAGCCTTTGAACATAGAAATAAAGTAGATAATTTATTACAACAAATCGATCAAAGAGAGAATGATACGAATCCGTATACAGATCAAATCGAAGATATGCAATCACAGGCGTTACAAGAAGTTAATTTTGATAAAATAAACGAATTATCACGCATTGGTGATCATCAAAAATTCTTATTGGACTTGTTAACAAGTAAAGATTCATTTGTGCGTAAAAAGATTATTGATCAAAACTTATCTTATCTAAATGGTAGGCTTACACATTACTTAGATAAGATGGGTCTACCACATCAAGTTGTATTCTTAAATGATTTGAGTGTAGAAATTACAGAGTTAGGCAGAGAACTAGATTTTGATAACTTGTCAAGAGGTGAGCGAAATAGACTGATCTTAGGATTGTCATTTGCATTCAGAGACGTGTGGGAAAACTTATATTTCCCAATCAATACTTTGTTTATTGACGAGTTAATTGACTCTGGTTTAGATACTATCGGTGTTGAGAATGCTATGGCTATTCTTAAAGATATGTCACGTAGACGTAACAAGTCAATTTGGCTTGTATCTCACAGAGAAGAACTTGCAGGTCGTGTTCCAAGTGTTTTGCAAGTTGTTAAAGAAAACGGGTTTACTACATATAACACTTCTAGGGAAATGGAACACTTATGAGTTTAGCCCTGTGGCACTGGCACATTGAAATTAGTAGCAAGTGTACACTAAAGTGCCCTAGATGCCCTAGACAAGAAGTACCAGATACACTTGTCAATACAGAATTAGATTTAGAGTTCTTTAAGAGAAACTTTCCAAAAGGGTTCATTACTAGAAATGTTGAAAAATTGACATTTTGTGGTGATGACGGTGACCCGATCTATGCACATGATTTTATCCCTGTCATTAGATATTTTAAAGAAATTAAACCCACTATCGCAATTATTATAGTTACTAACGGGTCGTACAAAGCAGACGGTTGGTGGCAAGAACTTGCTGAATTACTAGATGAACAAGATCAAATACATTTTAGTATAGATGGATGGAACCAAGAAAGCAATAACAAATATAGAATAAATTCAAATTGGTCTAGTATTATCAGTGGTGCTACTATTATGGCACAACAATCAAATTGTTGGACTGTTTGGGACGCAATAGGTTTTAAATTTAACGAAGACATGTTAGAAGAAATGAAAACCTATGCTAAAGAAATAGGTTTCGACTCATTTCAATTAACAAAGAGTACAAAGTTTGGTGAAGTCTATGATCACTATGGGAAAGACGACCCTTTACAACCATCTGAAAAACTGATAGCATCTAGTCACCGATTTGAAAGAGAAGTATTTAAATTGTCTGACAGAAAGTTATTAGAGCCTTGGATGCGTACTAATTTAACTTTATTAAAAGTTGCACCTACAATAGGAAATGAGCGACCTTTATGTCACATAGGCAACAAAGGCGCATACATAAATGCCAGGGGAGAATTTTATCCCTGTTGTTGGGTAGCAACACGATATGGTCACAATAACAAATGGCAAGATGTAGGCAAGAAATATAGTCTACACAAAAAGAATTTACCCGAAGTTGTGAAGGAAGAATTTTGGAATGCCGAGTTTATACACGGTTCTTTTGAGTGTCAAACAAAATGCGCCCATTATCGTGTGACAAAAAATTATGCCACTGAGTGGTAGGGAGATAATTAATAGTAATGCCATCACCATCTAAGAATAAAGGATCAGGATTTGAAAGAGAAGTTGCAAAATTTCTTAGTGATCTTTATGGAGAAAGTTTCATAAGGGCGCCCGGATCTGGTGCTTATGTCGGTGGCAAAAACCAAAATCGAACAGAGATTTTACACGAAGGACAGATCAGAAGTTTTAAGGGAGACATTGTTCCTGGACAAAGTTTTGATGCACTAAACATTGAGTGTAAATTCTATGCAGATTTCCCTTTTCATCAAGTTCTGTCAGGTTCTTGCAGACAACTTGAAGAATGGCTCGACCAGTTAATGGACGTGCATGAAGAGGGAGACTTTGACGTTCTCTTTATGAAATTTAATCGTAAGGGGCGTTTTGTATGTGTGCCTAGTCGGTACACATTTGTAAGTGATCAATTCATGTACTATACCTCAGACAACCATGCTGACTGGGTTATATTCAGTTTTGATCACTTTTTTGAATTTAACAAAGAACTATTTAAATCATACTCAAATAAAAGCACAGCAGACACCACGTCAAACGAAGCCGACACCAAGTCTATCTCAATAAAAACTACACCAGTAGATTATTAAAACTTACATATAGTATGGTCGTAATTTGTACTCGACCCTTCTTGAGGAACCCTATACGGGTAACGGATCTGAAGTAGTGTGTTACACACAATATACCGAGGAGGCAATCGTTATGGTAGCGAACCTTCAATGAGTCTATATCTACTTTGTCTTGAGGATATAGAACATGCGTTGCTGAGAGATCATGTTTATTAATATGATTGGCTCAACTACAGCCCAGTAAACTTTACAGAGCAACCGGTAGCGATTGATTATAGTAACGTAATCAATCGGGGACAGACAACATGGATGACAGGGGGTAATGACCTGAACCGTGGTAGTGTTTGAATAGCACTACCATGGCTTCTAAAAGGTAATAAGACTTCTTAAAGAACTGTTTAACACTGTATCCTAATAATATACCAAAAAGAAATTACGAATGAGCGAAGCGAATGAGTAATTAGGTCTCTTTAGAGACCTCTTAATGAAATAATAAGATTTAAAAGAATGGTAATTGGGTTTTCTTAGTTGTTTCCAAGTGATCTTCTATTAGTTTATTTATGGATTCTCTTTCATGTTGAGACATGTTAAGGATATCTTCATAGGTAGCACCGCCACGCATATACCAGGACATAGTCAGAGCATTGGCTCTGATCGCCCTGACTTGTTCTTCATATCCTTTTAGTAACTTCCTAATCCCCTCAGGGTCGAGAGAAAGAAGCCTTACACGAAAAAATCTGAAGCGTTTAGTGTGAAAGGTTGCTCGTATTGATGTTGACATTCTTCACAAGTAATTTGTAGAGGCTTTATAGTGCTATCTGCTTTAATCTTGCTATGCCAATCTCTGATAGATTCATAAGTTTTAGTATCACAATTAGACAAGAAATCTTCAATATATTCAGGTTCTGTTACTTGTGCTGTGGGAGTTTCTACATATGCTATAGCCAATGCCAATACTTTCATTGTTAATGCAGTAATTTCTTTTAATGCAGATTGGCTCATTTTCATACGTTCATCAGGGTCTTTGATATCAGGCATGTTTTTGTATTTTGCTTGAATTTCAAATTGACCTAGACCTGCAATATTCATTTCTTTATACTTAAGTGGCTTAAATTTGATTTTTAGATCACCTAATTCTAGCAACGTATCATAGTCCCCTGGTTGAAGAGATCCTAATAGCATTTGCATGTTTACGCCATATGTTCCTAATGCGTTGCATTTAGTGCATTCAGATTCTACATCAATAGTATCTTGTCCACCTGCCGCTTTAATAGAAATAAGAACAGTATCTAAATCATTACTCAACAGTTCCCACGGGTCTTTAATTGCTGGAATACAACTTCTAATGATTTCTACCATAGCCTCACCGTTAAACAATGAATCAGGTGTTTTAGTAGTAATTTCATCAATAGCAGTCATTGGATAAACGGGTAGTTCTCCTGATTCTGTCTTTTCGATAATATCATCAGGATAATTTTCAACCCCTGATGGTAACTTAATAAAAACAGCAGGTCTTCTAAAGTACTGTCTTAAGGGATTGTTATCAATTGTGGCCATATATGTTCCTCAAAAAATTATGGTAATTTAAAAATACTAAATACAATTAGCATAGTATTTAGTAGACCGAAAAACCGGCTATAAAAAACTTAAAGAGACTCATTAATATATGGCTATGGATGATTTTGACCCAGAAGTAATGCGAGAACTGCTTGGTAATTTAGAAGCATTAAGTGCCTCTTTGGGCCCATTGGCTGTAAAAATGGGACAAATGAGTGGGAGTATAGATCAAACAGGAGCCGCTGTCAATAAAGAAGGCGAAGCAATAAAAGCAAACGTCAAAGTTAGAGAAGGTGAATCTAAAGCAGTACAGGCTTCTCGTCAGGCTCAACAAGAACTAACCGCAGCCAGTGAAGCATTACAAGCCGGCTTTACTAACCTTAAAGGAGCTACAGTATCTTTTGCTGATGCTCTTTTAAAAGGCGAAGGACAGTTTGCATCTTATAACAAAGCAATAGATGGATTAGGTAATGCCGCTTTTGAAGCAGGTAAAGCCTTTGGTCCACTTGGTATGGCCATCGGCGGCGCAATAAAAGTCATTAGTAAAGTTGCACAAGCATTTACTGAACAAGCAGACGCACAAAATCAATTTGTTACTAGAATGTATGAGATGGGTGCGGTTTCAGGGCAGAACAGTGAAACACTTACTGACATGGCTAGAGCCGCAGGTTACGCCGCAGAAGATTTGGAAAGATTGGGACCAATCTTTAAAGCCGCAGGTCAAGGCTTAACTACATTAGGTGGCACAACTGGCGAAGGTACAGAAGCATTTGGAAGATTACTCAAAGCCGCTAATGAAAATGAACGTGCATTCTATAGAATAGGTTATTCTTTAGAAGAACTGCAAGAAACGCAGGGCGCATATGTAGAACTTCAAAGACAATCGGGTATTAATTTACAACAGCGTGGGTTTGATGAAGCAAAACTTGCCAAAGACTCTTTAAACTATGCTAAAAATTTAAGAATGTTGTCAGACTTAACAGGTAAGTCTGCTGAAACATTGCAAGCCGAACAACAAGCCGCTAGAAATGCATACGAAAACGTTATTGCTAACCGTAGAGACGAAGCAAATCTACGTAACCTACAAAATGAATTAGCACAAGAAACTAATGCAGAAAGAAGGGCACAACTACAAGCAGAAATCGATGAGATGGAAAATGCATCTCAAGTTAGAAACGAAGCCATTGGTCGTATGGCTAACGATTTCGGTGATGAGTTTGGTCAGCAATTTGGTAAAGTATTACGTACAGGTGCGTTTGACGAATCAACTAAAGGTCTTGCAGTCTTAGGATTATCAGCCGCTGATCTTAAAAAGAAATTTGAGGGCGTAGAAGCAGGAACTCCTGAGTTTGATCGATTAATGGCTGAAACAGCACAAGAGATCAGACAAAAACAAGATGAAAGAATAGGACAGTTTGGTACATCATTGCAATTTGGTGGTGAAGAATTAGGTAGACAATTAGGTCTTGCTAAAGAAGCAGTGATGGAAGGGGGCAAAATTGATCCTCAAGACGAAGTAGGTAGACGAGAAGCCGCACAACGAGAAATCGATGAAAGAATGCAAAGTGGTGACGCACAGCGTGATGCAGCCGCGGCATTAATTGATACTGAACGTAATGTAAGAACAGCCGCAGATGCCGCATTAGATGCACTTAACCCGCTTACTAATGGATTTGATAAAGGTACAATAGCGTTAGAAGCACTAACTGTAGCCGCAGGTGTAGCCGCAGCCGCTATGGGCATGAGTGCCTTCTCTGGTGCAGGTGGTGCTGGCGGAATGATGAGCAAACTAGGCGGTTTGTTTCGAGGTGGCGGAGCAGCCGCAAGTGCAATGTCTGGTGCAGGTGGCGCCTTAGGGTCAGCAGGAGTTAAAGCATTAGGTGCAGTAGGAAAATTAGCAGGTCCTCTAGCCGCAGTAGTCGAAGTTGGTAAAGGTGTTTATTCTGCTATGGAAGGCAGAGAACGTGCGGAAGAAAATTTAGCCGAAGGCAAGATTTCAGAAGAAGAAGCAGACAGAAGAAAGACACAAGCAACATCTGAAGGTGCAGGCCAAGCAATAGGTGGTGCAGGTGGTGCTTTAGCAGGCGCAGCCGCTGGTGCCGCAATTGGATCAGTTGTCCCTGTTATCGGTACTGCTATCGGTGGTATTATAGGTGGTATTGCAGGCGCCTGGTTAGGTAGTGAAGGCGGTGAAGCAATCGGTGGTGCATTAGGCGAAGCAATGACCATTACTCCAGAAATGGAAGAATACAATAGAGCCAACTTAGACTTAGTTTCACAAATGGGTATCTATAATGAAAATTGGTTAGGTGCTAGTGAAGTTAATATGGAAGCGTTACGTGCAGGTATTGAAGAAGGCACAGTAACTAAAGACATGGTCCAAGCAATGATGATGGACAATGATCTAACTGACCAGCAACTACAAGAACTTACAGATATAGCCGCAGGCATGGAAGGACCCGGTGTTGATGCATTAACAGCAGGCGCCAGTGAAGAAGAAATGGCTGCTATGCTTGCTGAAAGAGAGCAACGACAATCAGACCTTATCGCAGAACAACAACAAGCAGTCGCTGACCAAATAGTAGCAGAAGAACAAGAACGTGTAGAAAGAGAACGTTTGCTTGCAGAACAAAGAGAAAACGAAGCAGAACAAGCACAGTTAATAAGAGAACAGCGTCTTGCTGATGCTGAAAGAAAACGCCAAGAAGAAGCACTTGCTCAAGGTGCGGAAGAAGCAAACGCCGCTCTAGCCGCTTTATCAGGTCAAGCAGGAGATGCTATTGAAACTGCATCTGAAAGTATGGTAACTGCCGCGGGAGAACTAACGTTAGAAGGCGCTGAGGGAGAATTAGGGGGAGAAGTAGGCAAAACTATGACTCCTATAATGGCTGCCATGTTTCCTGGTTTTGGCGTATTACCAAATCTATTTGAAAAAGTCAGTAATTACTTAAATCCTGAAAGCGAAGAAGGTGAAACAGAAAAAGAAAGTTCTATTATGGACTTAGCCAAGAAAGCAACAATGGCTATTCCAGGTGTAGGATTGTTAGCAAGTGCCGGTGAAGGCTTAATGAGTCTATTTAACCAAGAACCTGACTTAGAAACAGTAGAAGGTAGACGAGAACTATTTGCTGAAGGCACCGATGAAGAATGGGCACAACAAACAGGCGGTGCATTAGGTGGTTACTTACAACATCTACAAAATGAATTAGAAATAATAGGGCTTGATGCTACTACAGCCACTGAAGAACAAATGGCTGTTGTTAAAGAAAATGCTAAACGTGCATTCTTAGATGACAAATATGGTCAGGAAATCACATCAGAACAGTCAATGGTAACAGAAAGTTCAGATGATGCATATTCTAAACAATTTGACGATTATATTAAATCTGTTAACGCATTGGGTGAAGTATTAATTACTAAAACTCGGTCAACAACAGACGATGATGGCAATTATATTTCAGAAAAAATTATGGAGTATGCCAATACTGTAGAAGGGTCATTAGATCGTGCAGATGGCAACATCAGAGATTATTATAACGAAGCGACCGGTGAAGAATCATATGAAAGAACCGGTGACCTAGCAACACATGAATTTGTTGACGTATGGAATACTTCAACTGAAGCATTAACAACTGCATCTACAGCAATTGCTGATGCTATTAAAGCACAAGAAGAAGTAGTAGAAGAAGAAACAACCGGCGGAACAGCCGCAGGAACAACAACACCGGATGCAACAAATCAGTACATAGAACAGTTACTTGCCCAAAACGCACAACTAATGGGATTGATGGAAAACCGTTTAGGATCAATAGCCGGCAAACTGGAAGATGCAAATGACATTAACAATAAAATCTTACAGTATGGTAGGGTGTAACTAAATATAATATAAGAGATAAAAGAATGCCTTTAACTAAGAAATTTACAAACAAAAGCGGTCAGTCAAGTCCGATATCAGGAGCCAATAGCAATTCACGTGCTTGGAACGGTGTTGGGCCTAGTGAAACGCCTTATGTAAGCACAGATTTCGGTTATAAGAATTACATGAGTAGACTTCCTGAAGTTTACACAGGACACCCTAACAGAATCGAAAGATACAATCAATACGAAATGATGGATGTCGATGCAGAGATTAATGCATGTTTAGACATCATTGCAGAATTCAGTACACAGAGAAATGAACATAACAAAACGCCTTTCTCTTTTGAGTTTAAAGAAGATCCAACTCCACATGAAGTAGAGTTGCTTGCAAAACAGTTACAACAATGGTGTAAACTTAATGAGTTTGACACTAGAATGTTTAAGATTTTCAGAAACACAATTAAGTATGGAGATCAAGTTTTTGTAAGAGATCCAGAAAACTTTAAACTGTACTGGGTTGATATGGTTAAAATCATTAAAGTTATTGTCAATGAAAGTGAAGGTAAATTGCCTGATCAATATGTTATTAAAGACATTAACATTAACTT